AATAACCTGTTTATAGTTCCGGTGCAGAATGACCTTTTTGAGACGATCGGCTTCTTCCCGGTGCTTCCTGACAATGTGAACCTGCTTGAATTGAAAGATGGCAGCCTGTGGGTCCGGTACCGGTTCCGGAGCGGTTTGTATGGCGTGGTGGAGTTCAACAGATGCGCTTATCTCAATAAGCACCAATATGAAAGCGACTTCTTCGGCGACTCTAACCGCGCTCTCCGGAGGACGCTCGACCTGATCATGATCAACGATCAGGCGATCAAAGAAGCAGCGCACAACTCGGCGACTTTCCGCTTCATGGCGCAGACTTCCAACTTCGTGTCTCCTGAGGATCTCAAAAACGAGCGGACACGCTTCTCCGAGATGAATCTGAAAGCGGAGGCTGCGGGTGGTCTTCTGCTGTTCCCGAACACTTACAAAGACATAAAGCAGATCGACAGCAAGCCGTACACGGTGGATCCGGACGAGATGAATCAGATCCAGACGAACGTGTTCAACTATTTCGGAGTGTCCGAGAAGGTCATGCAGGGAACCGCGAACAGTGACGAGCTGGATGCGTTCTTCAACTCAAGCATCGAGCCGTTTGCCATTGCGCTGTCTGAGGCGATGAGCAAAGCCATCTACACAGAGAGGGAGCGCAGTTTTGGCAATCACGTCTATGTCTCAGCGAACCGGCTGCAGTACATGACACAGACGGCCAAGGTGAGCATGGCGCGCGATCTCGGCGATCGCGGCATCCTTACCATCAACGAGATCCGTGAGCTGTTCAACTATGCACCGATCGAGGGCGGAGATGTCGCCTACATCAGAGGCGAATACAAGCCCGTTGAGACGCTTGAACCGGACGAACAGCCAAACACACAGCCGGAAGAAGAACCGGCGCAGGAGGAGCCTTTAAATGAGTGAGAAGGTAATGAACAAGATCAAGAACGGCAGAGAGTACCGGCAGATGGTAATCGAGCCGGTCGAGGGCGTAGCCGATCAGATCGTGGAAGGTTATGCCACCACATTCAACCAGCCGTATACGCTTTACAGCTTTGACGATGACAGAGGCACGCACGCGGTGCGGGAGCAGGTTGCTCCGGATGCTTTCAAAGAAGCAGACATGTCTGACGTCATTATGCAGTACGACCATGCTGGGCGTGTGTTTGCCCGTCTGAGCAATGGCACGCTCGCCCTGGAAGAGGATGAGCATGGTCTGAAGGTCCGCGCCAATCTCGGCGGGACTGAGATCGGCCGCCAGCTGTTCGAGGAGATCCAGGGCGGCTACACAAGTAAGATGTCTTTCGGCTTTACAGTAGCCGAGGACGATATTGTGCCGGATGGCACCGATTACCTGCGCACGATCAAGCGCATCGGTAAGCTCTTTGACGTGTCGGCGGTCAGTTTGCCCGCCAACGATTTCACGGAAATTTCAGCAAGATCTCATTGTGACGGAGCGATCGCAGAGATTGAAGCGGAGCGACTTCGTGCTGAGAAGGAAGCGGAGGAACAGCGTCAGAGGCTGGAGGAGATCCAGAACAGGCTGAAGGCACTGAAAGGAGAAAAGCATGGAGATTAAAGACATGCAGATGGCAGACATCGAAGCGAGAAGCGCAGAACTCGAGACCGCGCTGACAGCGGAGAATGCTGACATCGAAAGTATCACCGCAGAGGTCACGGCACTGGAAGAGCGCAAGGCTCAGATCGTGGCTGAAGCAGAAGAGCGTAAGGCTCAGCTCGCAGAGGTTGAGAAGACCGCTGTCGAGATCCATGAAGAAAAGGAGAACAGAACCATGGAGATGGAAATCAGAAACACAAAGGAATACATCGAAGCGTATGCGAAGTACGTCAAGACCGGAGACGACAAAGAGTGCCGCACACTCCTGACTGATCAGGCAACCGGCGGAACACTCCCGACTCCGGAATTTGTTTATGGCATCGTTGCAAAGCGTCTCGAAGCTTCCAAGATCCTCAGCCGTGTCCGCCGTATGAATGCGGCTGGTGTTGTCAAAGTCGGATTTGAATATGCTGCACCTGCAGCTGCTGCCCACACAGAAGGCGGCGATCCGATCGATGAAGAAGCTCTTTCTCTCGGTATCGTGACAATGGTCCCGGTTACCTGGAAGAAGTGGGTCGCAATTTCCGATGAAGCACTTGACACCCAGAGCGGTGCGGACTTCCTCGCTTACATCTATGACGAAGTAGCGCGTGGCATTATCAAGGCACGTGAGAATGCAGTTGTCGCTGCTATCCTCGCAGCTCCGCAGACAGCAAACGCAACACATCCGTCCGTTGCGAAGACCGGCGCAGCAGCTGGCGCAATCACTGACTTCGTAAATGCTCGCGCTCTGCTCAGCTCTGCAGCTGAGGATCTCGTTATCATCTGCACACCGGCACAGTATGCTACATACAGAGGCCTGCAGATGGGTGCGAACTATGGCGTTGATCCGTTCGATGGCATCGAAGTCATCACCAACGATGCAGCAACCGCTCCGATCATCGGCGACCTGTCCGGCGTTATGGAGAACCTCCCGAAGGGCGATAATGTTGAGTTCAAGTATGACGACAAGACCCGCATGAAGCAGGATCTCGTTGACATCCTCGGCCGCATGCCTTCCGCTATCGCAGTAGTCGGTGACAAGTTCTTCGCCAAGGTAGCAGCTTAATCGTGAAGATTGTGCTGACACATGACACTATTGTCCGCTTCAAGGCGGGCGCAGTGCTCACTGTGGACGATTCCGAAGCGAAGCGCCTGATCGCGTTCAACAACGCGGTGGCAGTCGCAGAGGAAGAGAAGAAAACAGCCAAGAAGAAGGCGGGCAAGTAAGTCCGCCTTTTTCTTCAAATTAAGGAGGGCAGAACATGAACACATTACTGGCGAAGGTAAAGGTAGCCCTTCGTATAGTCACAGAGGACTTCGATGGTGAGCTGACCGACCTCATCAGCGCGGCCCTTCTTGACATGAACCTCGCAGGGGTAAGCGAGACAGAACTCACGGATCCGCTCATCATCCGGGCGGTCATCACATACTGCAAGGTGAACTTCGGCGAACCGGATCAGTATGACCGCCTCAAGAAGTCATACGATGAGCAGAAGGCTCAGCTTGGCATGGCGACCGGATACACCACTTGGAGCAGCTGATGGACAGATCTACACCGATCACTCTGATCAGCGTGGCATGGACACCGGACGCCTACGGGATCAAACAGCCGACCGAAACAGAGAAGAAAGTCTATGCGAACGTGAGAAGCGTATCCAGGGCGGAATTTTTTGACGGAGGCCGGAATGGTCTCAACCCGGAGCTTGAGCTGACGCTGTTCTACGGCGATTACAGCGGCGAAAAGCTCGCAGTGGTAAATGGTACCAGGTACACGGTTTACCGCACGTATCAGGCGCGGAATGACACCGTAGAGCTGTATGTAGAGCGGAGGGAAGGCAATGGCTAAGAGGAAGGTGGGCGCGCTCAACTTCTCAGATGAGTGCCGGCGGCTTCTCAACGAGTACGGCATGGAAGCGCGTGAGACGATCGATGAGCTGGTGCCGAAAGCGGCAGACACAGCCGTCAAGATGCTCAAGGCAAACTCACGGAAGCGGACCGGAGCCTATGCAAGAGACTGGTCTAAAAAGCAGGTCCGGGCATGGGGATACGGAACGTCCTACACCGTTTACAACAAGAAACATTATCGGGTGGCGCATCTCCTTGAGAATGATCACCCGTTCTATAACCAGCACGGAAAGCTGGCCACAAGTTGGAAGGGTGACGGACGGATCGCGGAAGTCGAGGAATATACCGAGGCATGGCTGAATGATGAGGTCTATAAGAGGTTTAAATGACGTACGAAGAGATCTATCAGGCGCTTGAAAGCACAGGCCTGCCTGTTACCTATGAGTTCTGGGAGAACGGCAGCATTCCGCCGCTTCCCTATATCGTATTTACTTACCCCGGAAACAATGACTTCATTGCCGATGATGTGAACTATGCGACCATCGTCCGGCTGGAGGTCGGTCTTTACACAAAACGCAAAAGCATCGCGGTCGAGCGGAACGTAGAGCAGGTCCTTAACGAGAAG